AGCATAAATCAATAACGACGGGGCGGTCATCTTTTACAGGTGGCCGCCTTTTGTTTAACACCACAAAAAGAGGATGGTGGAATAAATGGCAGTAGTAAGAGTATCAGGCATCGAACGGTACGAAGGCACCGCCGCAGAAATAGCGGCGTTTGATTTAACGGGCATCCCTGCCGGTTCGACGTTTTTAGAAACCGACAATGGAATAATCAAGGTACTTGATCAGGCCGGAGCACTCCAGCCCAAATATGAGCAGGTAAAAATAGCAGCTGGCACGTCCATTGTTGGTAAAGTGGGTATCGACCAAACAACCCCCGGTACTACCAATGGCGTGCAGGTTAACGCTGCATTGCCAGCAGGTACTAACCTAGTCGGCAAGTTTGGTATAGACCAGGCTACAGCAAACGCCAATGAAGTTGTTGTGAAAAGCATTACGGCAGGATCAAACGTAATTGGTAAAGTAGCAGTCACAGACACGGGTGTATGCGTTACAGGCTCACAGACCAGGCCTGACAAAACAACCGCTTACGATGCTGGCGATATTGTAGGAACTGATGCAGCAACAAACGGCACTCTTGCATCTATCGGTTCTGCTAATCAGGTTATTCGTATAACTGGCTTAAAGCTGGTCATTAGAAAAGCGGCAACTGACCTTGCTACTACGGCAGGATCAACATCGGGCTATTACGTTCACTTTTTTACAAGCGAACCGACCGCAATTACGGATAATTCTGCTAGGGCGGTCGGTATTGCTGACGTTGCTAAACACGCCAGAAAAACAACTGCGCTGGCTAAAGCAATGGAAGATTTAGGCGATTTTCTCTCCGTTGAAGCAACTGATGTAAACCTAGATATTAAACTTGCAAGTACAAGCCTATATTACTGGCTGGAAACCGTTGCCGGTTATACTCCCGTTGCTGAAACCGTACAGGAACTAACTGCTTACGCCGTTCCTTTGTAGGGGGCGATGGAATGAAAAGAATTGTAAGAAATAGCTGTATTTTGGTTGACTATTTAACTTGTAGTGGCCTGGGTATGAGAGCGAATGATGATACAGAGGCCGTTGCTGCGGACAATTATTCCAGACTGCTCAAGGCAGCGCAGACAGGCCGGAAAATATTAATTGATGCTACCTACTACCTCTGGACGAACCACGTTACAAGCAACATTACCAGCAATACAGTTAACAAACTGCACTTCTTCGCACGGTCAATTCAAGAGGGCAAGTTACTGCTCTTGGGCGATGACTGCAAGGCGTTCTTTGGGCTTAGTGGTTCTGCTGTACTTGATAATGTTTACATTGGAAACGCCACGGCGAATTACGTCCAGTTTATTAACCAATGCGCCCCGTTTATAAACGACATTGAGATAAAATACTGCTACATTACGGGCAATATCCGTATGCTTAATACTGTATTTCCCGAAGAACCATACTGGAACGGCACAGGGCATAATTATACTACTGGCCCGACATACATGAAGAATATTATCATTCGGGACAATACCTTCTACGATATTTACAATAATAGTGTAGTAGACCCTGCTATCGGCAGGACAATCTTTAATCTTACGGACGTTCCTGTTTATAACGGCGTTATCGACAAAAACACAGTAACCAACTTCTCTTATATCTTCTATCAGAACGAAGTAACAACAGGGTGCGACTTCCATGAGTATTTGCGTGGTATTAACCGCCTAAGTATGAATTGGAACACGGTTATTAATGCTGACGATTACGACGCCCTTGATAAAAACGATGATGCACAGGTTGGACAGTATCATTGTTTCGTGCAGATGGTTGGATATTGGGCTACTGTAACGCACAACCACTTTGAGGGCATTCACCTTGTAGGCGGTACGGACTTAGAACTGTACGATAATTATTTCAATGTAACTCACCTTGAATACGATGATAATGTCTGGAAAAATTGCATCAACTTTAACGGAACCACCGGAACAGCCCAGGGCGGCGCAAGCGGCGCAGGATCATATATAACCCTGGCGGCAACTGAAACTGAAACGGATGATTACTGGAACGGGGCTTATGTTTACATAATCTCCGGCAACGGTTCCGGTCAAAGTGGGCAGATAACGGATTATGATGGCACAACTAAGAAGGCATATGTTCCTCTTAGTTCTACTCCCAATAATACGTCTGTGTATCTGATCTATTTCCAGTACGCCGATGATTTGATGAAATCTAAGTGGGGCTGGCCTACTGATGCGCAGGAAGTTGAACGGTACTATCGGAGAAATACCTTCATCGTTGAACCGACATACGCAGACACATTCTCCCAGGACAGATTACTCCTTGCTAAGACGCTACACTCCTGGGAAACGTATATGTCAAAGGTTTACATGGAAGATAATACCTTTGATGTATATATGCTCTACTTCAATATGACCGCAAGGATTAAGGAGTACGTTTTTGAAGGCAATACGGTAATTGCCGATTATGGGACTAACCATGTCTATAATCAGGCATTTTGCTATGTAGGGCAGACGTTGGATTACAGGGGCATTGCTGGCGGGGAAAGTACGGTTGTAACGGGAAAATCTATTACGGTTAAAAATAACTCAATAACTCAGGACGCAGTACCGACAATTAACCGGACGCATAGCTTCTATGAGATATGTATTGACGATACAGCAGATACAGACACCGTTGTTGATTATAGCGGCAACCCGCTTAACTTGAAAGAACTAACCCATGTTTACGGCAGTAGAAACAATACTGCGATCACGGAGAGTTGGGCTAGTAGGATAACCACAGATGATAATGAGGTTACGGTTGAAAGACGGTCTGCCTATGATATTGCTTTCTTTAAACCTGTATTTGCAGACATGCCCACTTGGGGATCAGGCAATACTTACAACTTAAATATTCCAGGTACGTCTGACGGTGGGAATTTTAAGGCGGATTTTCTTAATTCTAGTTCTATAACTCAATACTTGCCCGCATGCTCAAATGCTCAGATAGCAGACATAACAGTTACAGCATTGCGTCAGATAGGACTGATGTCGCTAAATAACCTCTTTGATGCAGTTTACTTCTGTAAGTATAACTATACCGTTGCCGGAAGCGTGAACAAAACATTTAACGTGTCCTTCTTCCTGCATGATAACGGAACAAATAACGTAGTCAACTGCGTAGGCATGGATAAGGTTTTAAGCGAAACAGAATATACAAACAAGGCTTATGTTATTGATGGCAGCGGAATAGTCAGTAACAACTTCTATATCAGGCAAGACGATGTAGTCGGAACTGATGTATTCTATGTAAATATGTCTAATGATGGCAATTACTACGAAAAAGCAATCTATATAGCAAAATACTTCGCTGCTGCCGACACAATGACGTTGATTGCGACAAAGATACAGAAGGTTTCAAGTTTAGCAGTCACTACACCGCCAACTAAGGTGTCCTACACCGTAGGTGAATCGCTAGACCTGACAGGGTGTGTCATAACTGCTACACTTGCAGATGCTTCAACAGCGGTAGTGCCCGTGGTAAATGCAAATACAAGCGGGTTTAACAGTAGTGCACCTGCGGAAGATCAAGAAGTAACTGTGTTCCTGGGTACTGGCGCAAAACAAAAGACCTGCTCCTTCTTAGTTGATATAGTAGCGGCTTAATCAAATTTGATCAAACCCAACTCCCCACAGAAAGGGGGTTTTTTATTGTCTACAAAAATCTATTCGGCTCCGGCAACGGAGCCTTTGTCATTGGCGGAAGTCAAAGAGCACCTGCGCCTTGACAGCGGCAGCGTAGCAGACAACGTAACAACAGCCCAGAGCATAGCACCTGGCGATCACGTCATAGCAGCCTCCTACAGCCTAAAGGGAGCAGGCGTCAACGTCCTGGGCTACCGAACCCTGGTTAACCTCAACTGCGGTGAAAACGGCGACGGTGGTACTGTAGATGCAAAAATCCAGGAGAGTGACACTGACTCAGACGCAGCCTACGCCGACTGGACGGGCGGAGCATTTACCCAGGTGACCACCAGCTACGACAACGCCGTACAGGAGAAGGAATACACCGGCACAAAGGCTTATATCCGGGTTGTTGCTACGGTAGCAGTAGCAACCTGTGACTTCGGGGCAGACATCGTAAAGATTCAGCCGTACAGTGCAGAAGATATCCTGCTGACTAACCTGATTAAAGCCGCCCGTGAATACTGCGAGAATTTCCAGGGCAGATCGTACATCACACAGACATGGGATCTGCTACTAGATGACTGGCCAGATGAGGATTACATCAAAGTGCCATATCCGCCGCTTGTCAGTGTATCCAGTGTGAAGTATTACGACACAGACAGCACTGAGGCCACTATGGACAGCGGCGATTATTATGTAGACACTTACGCCGAACCAGGGCGAATTGTTCTGGGCTATGGAGAATCATGGCCATCAACAACGCTGCGCCCTGCCAACGGGGTAATCGTCCGTTTTGTGGCGGGTTATGGGGCGGCTGCATCGGTACCGCAATGTGTTAAGCAGGCCATGCTGATGCTAATTGGCCACTGGTACGAAAATCGGGAATCAACATTAACTGGCCAGATAAATGACGAAATAAAATTTGCGGTTCATGCTCTTCTTTGGATGGATCGCATTTGTGCTTTTTGAGGGCGGTGATGTCTATTGAGAGCCGGGGAACTAAGAAAACAGATCATCTTGCAGGTGGCCACGATAACCAGGGGGACTGATGGGTCTGTGGTTGAGTCTTGGACAACCCATGACACAGTCTGGGCTTCCAAGGCAAACAAGGGTTCCCGGGAGCTATACGCCGCACAGAAGATTAACGCTGAAACAACGGATTTGTTCATCATTCGTTACCGGGACCTTGTCAATACCAGGATGAGGCTGGTTTGTGATGGCCGGACATATGTCATACTGGGCACTCCCGATCCTGACGGCAGGCGTAGGGAACTGCAGCTGCTGGCGAAGGAAGTGGTGTAAGTGGCCGCAAAAAGAATGAAGTCCCGGATCAGGATTGACATCCA